CGCCGTAGCCGTCGCCGTAGCCGTCGCCGTAGCCGTCGCCGTAGCCGTTGCTCTGGGTGGCACCGTCGCCCGGGAGCGTCTTTGCCGAAACCGCGTCCAGAATGTACTGCCGTTCTTCTCGCGGAACGAGGGTCAGCATCCGGGAGGCGGGCTCCGCGGCGGCGACCTCGCCCGCGTCGGCAACCTGGCGCAGGCGTTTGCCAACACCGCCATTACAAGCTCCGGCGCGGATGATGTCATCGGCTGTCAGCAATCCGGGCTCTGGCGGAAGCCTCAGGCCGCCTGCCATTTTGCCCACGCTTCGTCGGTGATCGCGAACACGCCCGTGATGCTGTGGAGCATCGCGATATCGGCGGGCGCACTGATCTTGCTGCTTGAGGTCGGGCCAGTCTCCGCGAGCTCAAGAACCCCGCGGGTCGTGCCGAAGCGAATAGCCATCCGGGCGCCTTTCAGCGGCATCGAGGTCGCGGTGAGATCCTGATCATCATCGATCTCGCCGGCGAACACGCCCCGGTAGCTGGTTGTCACAAGTGCTTTCACGGTTTTGCTCCTTGGTTGGAAAGGGTTGTCAGCCGGTAGCTCCGGCAAGGGCGAGCATCGCGCAGACGCCGACCACCATCAGGAGGCAGGCCAGCCCCACAGTCAGACGCCGATCGCGCTCGAGCTGCGCTTGATAGGCGGCGCGGCGCTGCTCGGTTTCGGTGCGAAGCTGCGCCTCATCGAGGAAGGGCGGAGTGGTACGCATAGCCATCACTGGAACTCCCTGATCGTTTCGCGCCCGCGGGACGGGGCCGGGGTGCCGGTAGGCGGACGACGGACGAGCTGGGTGAACTCGGCCTCGGCCGCGGTCGCTTGGTCGGCGCGGGGGTTGAGCTTGCGGAACTGGTCGGCCTGGAAGAGCGACCCGGGCCAAGCCGCGAAGCGGAGCGTGAGCAGCTTGCCACCGGGGACGTCGGGATCATGGGTGACCCGGACGCTTATCACCCGCAAAACCTGACTATGGCGCGGGCCGGGGTGGACGGTGTCACCGGGCCGCAAGTGCCACTGACCCATGTGAAGGCACTCAGCCCAATCGCCGACCTGCCATCCTTCGGGGTCTGGCGATCCCTGAGCCTTTCCGAAGAAGCGGCTGAAAACCGGGATCATCACGCCATCCCCAGCGCGTTTTTGTAGGTTTCGAGGATCATGTCCTGTTCGGAGCGATCATCGGGCCGCATCTTCCGCAGCTTCACGATCTGGCGCATGATCTTGGGGTCGTAGCCGACCGCCTTTGCCTCCATGTAGACATCGCGGATATCGTCAGAAATGCCCTTCTCCTCTTCCTCGAGGCGCTCGATCCGTTCGAGCAACAGGCGCAGGCGATCATCGTTGGCTTTGGCCATGGTCATTCTCCGTGTGTGGGGACGGGCAGGGCGGGGCCGTGCCTATGCTGCAAGCGGTTGGCGCCGGGTGCGCTCGGCGCTGATGCAATCGTCGCAGACTGGCATGCCATTGCGGCCGATGATCCAGCCCGAAGGTGTCTGAGTGCTGGGGCTGGTGTGGGTTTTTCCGCAGCTACAGTCGTAAGTGTATTGCTGGCGCATGGGTCATTCTCCCTGTGCGGATCGCGGCCATCGGCGCGCGAATCCTAGGTTGGTCAGACGGGTTGTTCTGATGTCGAAGGCTCGGGCGCCTGGTCTTCACCCGGCTCGAACATGACGAGCTGATCGGGATCAGGCTCTGGGGATCGGGCGCCTGGCGGACCGGCCGGATAAATGTGACGAAGAAAGTGTGCCGGGGCCTGAGGAAGGTTGAGGTCCGGACGATCGATCGCGCTGGGGCTGATCGTGTAGACGAAACTCAGCTGCATCTTGAAGGTGTGGCCGCAGGTGACGTTGAGGCAGTGGCAATTCAGGCTCTTCACCAGCTCTGTTTCCTGCTCGCTGTCGCGGATCCCGGCATCGTGATTGCAGACCGGGCAAATGATGGTGCCGCGGCGCATGCGCGTAGTGAGCGCGCCTTTGCGGTGGACCGAGGCTTGCGAGTTCATGGCCTGCTGCCTCCCGATTGTGCCCGGGCCTGCAGCGCCGCCTCAATCTCGGCGACGATCACCGACAGGCGGTGCGCAGCCACCACCCGCTTCGCTGCCTCTGCCGACGAGACATCGTGATCATCCGCCAGATCATCGGCGATGCCGGCGATAAGCTTTGACGCCTCGGTCGAGAGGCGCGCGATGTAGCGGTTCCACTCCCCTTCCCCGACCGCCACCGTGGGCAGCGGGACAAGGACATATCCAGCGCGGCGCGCAAGGTGCCGGGTCATAACCGGATGGTTGGGCTTGCCATGAGTGACAGCTTCAAGGGCCTCGATCACGCGGACCGGCATCGAGTCCTTTTCGCTCTTCGAAGTGTAGCGCTGCAGCTGGCTGGTCGAGATGCCGGTTTCCTCGGCGCAGGCTTCCAGCCCGCCTGCGGATTCGATCAGCTCGCGCGCCCGCTCGGCTTGGCGCTGTTCGGTGACGGGCAATGTCATTGCGCACCCCCGATCAGCCGGGGGGCAGCTGAGCGGAACTTGCCCGCTGACAGCACCAGCGCGGGAATGGGAAAAGAGGCGGACGCAAAGGGAACTGGACGCACAGGAGTTTCACCTCGTGCGCCCGCCTCAGTGGTACCAGCCTGACACGGGATCAGAGTAGGCTGGCAACGGGGATGGTGAAGGCCGAACATCACGCACGCATCCGGGCGCGCTGATCGACGCCGTGGAGCCGCGCATCGGGCGCAGGCGGATAGTTGCGGGGGTAGATATCGGGGCGAAGGTCGTGGCGAGAGACACTGGTGACGCGCTCAGCGTGAAGCACGTGTTCCGCAGGCAGCTGGCGCGACTGGTTGAGCCAGCGCCACACCGTGGGTTGGGAGACGCCAAACGACTCCCCCATTTCGGCCTCAGTGCGGAAGAACGCGCGTACCTGAAGGAGGGCTTCGTACCGAGTCATATTACCGAACGCGCCGTGTCGAGCTGAAATTACCGGAGGTGATGATCAGTCTCATGTGCGGTGCTCCTTGGAAGGATCGGCTCGATGAGGCTGGATTATTCTAATAAGAATACGACTGTCAAGTGCATATCGAAGGTATCCGATTATTCAATTCGGAATAATACTGAACGTATGCGTACCGGAGACAGAATCGCGGAGCGACGAGAGGGCCTAGGCTTGACCCAGACCAAGCTGGCAAAGCTTGCTGGCGTGTCGCAGGCGACAATCGGGAAGCTCGAGTCGGGGGTTAGCTCAGGGTCATCGCACCTTCACCGGATTGCCCGGGCACTGAAGACTACCCCTGACTACCTGACCGGTGACACCAATGATCCGGAAGCGGACTATGTCCCGGTGCCATCCACCGACGTCGTAGCCAAGGATCTTGGCCTGGTGCCGGTGCGCGAGATCGATCTGACGCTGGGGCTGGGTGCTACGTTTCTCGATGTCCCGGTGACCGAGACGATCCACCATTTTCCGCGCGAATGGCTGCGGCTCTATACCAAGTCACCGGCGGAACATCTGCTGTTCGCCCAGGGCGTGGGCGATTCAATGGAGCCGACGATCCGCGATTTCGATCTGCTGCTGATCGACTGCGCCCAGCGCACGCTGAACATGAGTGATAAAATCTGGGCCATCGCTTACGGTGACTGCGGCGCAGTGAAGCGCCTGCGGCCTCTGCCCGACGGAAGCGTGTCCATATTGTCCGACAATCCGAACGTGCCCGAAGCCACCGCCTACGACGGTGAGATGCACCTGCTCGGTCGAGTGGTGGCGGTGGTCAGGAAGATGTGAGGGGCCGGTTATGCGTGGGGCTTTTCTGTGTTTCTTGGGTTTTTCGCTGCTTGCTTGTGGCGGTGAGTTTTCTGAACTTCCAGAACACACCTATCGAGCAACAGAGATTGTCGATGGGACAAGAGTAGAAGTCTTAGTGATCGCAGAGATTACTAAAGATCAGTGCATTGCACTTATAAAATCGTATCGCGCTTATGCTGGGCCGAACGGTCATGTCA